CAGGGTGAGCGCGGGGCGCCCGGCGATCGCGGCGAGCGGGGTGATCCGGGTCTGGTCGGCGCGACGGGGCCGCGCGGCGAGATCGGCCCTCCGGGGCCGCAGGGTGAGCGCGGGGCGTCCGGCGATCGCGGCGAGCCCGGAACAAACGGGGCCGATGGAGCTCAGGGGCTCGCTGGGCCTCAAGGCGAGGCTGGTGCCAGGGGCGAGATTGGCCCGCGCGGAGAGCCGGGTCCGATCGGCCCACGTGGCGAGCGCGGCGATATTGGGCCGCCAGGCTTGCCCGGCGAGATCGGCCCAAAGGGACCTCAAGGCGACCGGGGCGCTACTGGTCCGCAGGGCGTAAGGGGCGAGATTGGTCCGGCCGGGAAAGATGGCGCGACCGGACCTCGCGGGCCGATTGGCGAGCGCGGCCCGATCGGTCCGCGCGGCGAGGTCGGCCCTCCGGGACGCGACGGGATCAGCGGCACAGTCATCGACCTCGGTGACAGCCACCACGCCAATCTGACGGCTCGCGATCTCCCCAAGGTGCGGGTGCGCGAACTCGTGATCGACGGTCTTCCGGTGCGCGTTCTCGCGCTCGACTGACGGAGCGAAGCCACATGGCGATCATCCTCAACACCACCGGCGCCTCGTATGCCCGCTCGCTGATCGAGGCCGGGAATTACGACAACACGTCGCCCTGGTCATTCTCGGCAGAGGATGGCGACAAGCTGCTCGGCGACAACGGCGACGATTGGACCAACTTCGGGCGCTTCCATCTTGGCGAGGACATGTCAGCGACAGCAGACACGAAGGCCCGCTACAAGTATCCCCACGGCAAGGCCGGCAAGGTCTACGGCGGCGCGCTCCGGGCGATCCGCAGTCGTGCATCGCAGGAGGACGAGAAGGCGATCTACAACGAAGCCGGGACGCTGCTGGACTTGATCAAGGAAAAAGAAGGCGCGGGCACGGACAGCCGACGTTCCGGCGTCATTTTACCCTACAAGCCGAGCGGTAAGGCCGTGCTACAGGTCCGCAGCCAGGGTGGAGACGCAGCCGAGATCGATTTTTTTGGCATCGTCGGCGGCAGCTATTGGGATGACAGCGGGGTTACCAAAGAACAGTTTGCCGCGCAGCTCCGCCAGCTTCCACCCAACTGCAAAACGGTGCAGATGCGGATGTCCTCTCCCGGCGGCGACGCGATCGAGGGTCGTGCCATCGCCAACATGATTCGGCAGCACCCGGCGCAGTTCGATATGAACATCATTGCCGAGGCTTCGTCCGCCGCGTCGATCATCGCGATGGCGGGTGACACGATCCATATGGCCGAAGGGTCGATCATGCTGATTCACCGCTGCTATACGGGGATGATCGGCAATTGCAACGATCTCAGGCAGTTGGCGGACGATCTCGAGACGATCGACAACGAAGCGATCCAGACCTATGCCCGAAAGACCGGGATGAAGGCCGCCGACATCGCCGCGTTGATGGACGAGAACCGCTACATGGGTGCGGCAGAGTGCAAGCAGCTCGGGTTCTGCGACACGGTCGATACCTATACGACGCCAGCACAACTCGCGGGGCTGCGGATCGCGGCAATGAACATCGACCGCGACAAGCTGCGGCTCCCGCCGATTCCCGAGAACCTGCGGTCCCGCCGCTCGGTGGCGGTCGCGGCGCTTGCCCGAATGAAGGCCGCGCGGGCCTAAAACATTTTTTCGAAGTTCACCGGCTGGCGGGGAACGCCGTGTGCGTTCCCTCTGCCCAGCGCCGGGGGTGTAGCAGCCCCGCCGGCCGGTGATCCGCCCATAATCCGCTTGGGCAACGGCGCCGGCTGCTACCGGCGAAAGGCGCTCCCCTTCGCTGGGAAGACCCGGCATCTGGAGCAACCAACCATGTACCGAAATCACAGAGTTGCCCCGGTCGCATTCGGCCGGGTTCCGGAAGGCGTCATCTTCATGGCGGCCCCGACGATCGATGGCATGCAGGCGCGCCAGCAGGAGCTGCAGCAGGCATCCGAACAGCTTTTCAGCGCTGCCGATACGGCGAACCGCGACCTGACCGACGACGAACTCGGCCAGATCGAAGCCAATACGGCCGAGGTCGAGCGGCTCGGGCGCCAGATCGAGGCCCGCAAAAAGCTGGACCAGATCGGCGCCGGCCAGGGCCGCCGGACGCCGGCCGACCCGCAGACGCCGCAGCCCGGCGCGCGCACCGTTCCGGCGCAGGTGCGCGTCGACCCGCGAACCGGCGGCTTTAAGCATCTCGGCGAGTTCGCCTCATGCGTCCGCGCCGCGGCGGGGGAAGATGACGGCGCCCGCGGCCGGCTCATGCAGATGGGAGAGGGCACCGGCGAGGATGGCGGCTTCCTTGTGCCGGCGGAATTCCGCGACGGCATCATGAGCGTAGTCGAGGGCGAAGACGGTTTGCTGTCGAGCACGGACAGCTCGACGACGGTGCGCAATGCCGTGTCGCACCCGAAGGACGAAACGACCCCGTGGGGAACGTCGGGCATTCAGGTCTATTGGGAGGGCGAGGCGCAGGCGGCGACCGCCGCGGGCGTGAAGTTCAAGGGCGATACACTGCGCCTCAACAAGCTGTTCGCCCGGGTCGACGTCACCGACGAACTGCTGGAGGATGCGCCGCAGCTAGACAACTATCTCCGGGTCAAGGCGCCGGAGGTGATGACTTCGGTCATCAATCTCGCGATCGTCCAGGGCAACGGCGTCGGAAAACCGCTCGGCTTCATGAACTCGGGCGCACTGGTCACCGTCAACAAGGAGACTTCGCAGCCGGCCGATACCATCTTTCATCGCAACCTGGTGAAGATGATGGGCCGCATGTACGCCCCGTGCTTCGCGCGGGCGACGTGGCTGATGCACCAGGATGTCTGGGCGCAACTGCCGCTGATGTCGTTCGCCGATGTCGGCAAATACCCGTCGACCGCGACCGGCACGCAGGTTCCGATCTTTGTCCCGCCCGGCGCGCTTTCCGCGTCGCCCTATGGGATGCTGCTTGGGCGTCCGATCAAGGTGCTCCAGGCGATGGAGACGATCGGCGATCTCGGCGACATCGCACTGGTCGATCTCTCGATGTACCGCACGATCACCAAAACCGGGGGGGCGCGGGTCGACACATCGATCCACCTGAAGTTTGACACCGACGAGACCGTCTACCGGTTCATTTTCCGTCTGGCTGGTGCGCCATGGTGGTCGGCGCCTATCTCGCCGCGCGATGGCACGAACACGCTGTCGCCGTTCATCACGCTCGAAAGCCGGTAATCGACTGAACGGCTAAAGCCGGGCGTCTCCACGTTGTCCGGCTCTCGAAATTCTTGACCGAAAGGACCGGTCTCATGAACGACCCCAATCTCCGCTTCCTCGAGAACCATATGATCGTGACTGGTTTTCCACCGGCCGCACTCTCGACCGCGCGCGTCGCCGATGTGGTCTCGCTGAAGAACTACCGTCGTTGCGCAGTGTGCTTCCATTCCTCCCTGGGGACGGCAGGCAATGACCCGACGATCACGATCCTCCAGGGGACCGATGTCGCGTTCGGCACCAACAAGGCCCTGAACTTCACCGAGGTCTACGTCAAGCAGGACCTGACCCACCTGTCCGATGTCGGGCAGTGGACCAAGGTCACGCAGGCAGCCGCGAACACCTATACCGACACCACGTCGGCCGAGCAGGAGAAAATCTGGGTCATCGAGTTCAAAGCCGAAGACCTCGATATCGCCAATAATTACGACTGCATCCGCGCCGAGATCGGCGACGTAGGCACCAGCACGGACGGTCAGATCGGCACCATTTGGTACATCCTTTCTGACCCATACCAAGTCGAAGCGCCTGAGAACATGCCTTCGGCGATCATCGATTAGACCGTAGCGGAAACAAAACCCGGCGGGTTCCGGCCCCGCCGGGCCGCTTCTCCTTTGCTGAGGATTTGCCATGCCGCGCATCCGCTTTACCGTCGATCCCAAGTTGCCGCGGGATTGGGCCGACAAGCCTTACCGCAAAGGTACCGAGCACGACGTCTCGGCCGATGAAGCTGATCGTTGGCTGCGCCGCGGCGTCGCCGAGATCGTGGCGGATCGGCCGGAATCGACGATCGAGGAAACAGGGCCAGAGCCTGTCGAAATCCCCGATGACTGGCGGGACCAGCACCACATGGCGCGATTTGCCCTGGCTCGCAAGCTGACTGATGAGCCTGTGGATAGTGCCGCCGCAGCCGACGATGTGATCGCGGCCGAGGTCGAGCGCCGGGCCAGGCCGGCGTGATAGCCGGCGACGGCCGCGGTATCCGCTACGTGGGGCCGCGCCAGGTCGTGATCGACGGCGCACCGACGCCGGTTCCGTTCTGGGCGCCTGATCGGTCGTTCGAGGGACTGACGGTCGTGCTGATCGGTGGCGGCCCAAGCCTCGCCGATCTTGATCTCGACGTGCTGCGTGGTCATCGGCTCATTGCGATCAACAGCGGGTGCCGGAAGGTGCGCCCGATTGCGACGGCCAATGACCCGCTCTATTTCACCGACAATTCCTGGAACGAAAACCGGCCGGAATTGGCCCACGGCTGGCCGGGGCCGATCATCACCAGCAACCGGAACGCAAAGGCCCGGCTGGGCGATGCGGTAAAGCGTATCGATTTCACCGCCCTGGTCGAACGCCTGGGAGCCTTCCCCGATCACGTCGGCGCATCAAGCGGCCATAGCGCGGCCTGCCTAGCGGCCGTCATGGGTGCCAGGCGGATCGTGCTGATCGGGTTTGAGGCGCAGGCCGTCAACGGCCGCACGCACGGTCATGATGACTATTACCAGCATGACTTGGCGGCCTTTCGCGACCGCTATCTCCCGGCGTGGCGCGGTATGGCTGGCGTGTTTAAGCGTCTGAACGTCGAGGTGGTTAACGCGACTCCGCAATCCGCGATCACCGATTTTCGCTTTGCGAGCTTGACCGAGGCGTTGAGGATATGATGGACGATCAATTGCAAGTCCTGCGCAATGACGCTTGGCGATGGTTCAACCTCGATAACGGCGCCCGCGTCCATGCGACGGCGCTTGTCTGGTTCGAGCCGATGCGTGGCCACGCCTTCGCCAAGCCGATCGACAACAATCTCCCGCCCGTCACGCTTGCCCCGGGCGTTGTCGTTGGCCCCTATGCCATCGTCTATGCCGGTGCGGAAATTGGCGAGGATACGCAGGTCTGCCCCTACGCCCATATCCGCGAGGGCGCGAGGATCGGCAAGCGCTGCGTCATCGGCTGTGGTGTCAAGATCGGCTATGATGCTGTAGTTGGCGACGACTGCCAATTGATGGACGATACACACATCTCGGGCGGAACGATCGTCGGCGATCGGTGCTTCGTCTCGGTCCAGGTCCTCGCGGTCAACGATGACCGCCCGCGCGGTTATCGGTGGAAAGGCGTCACGCCCTGCCGGATCGGCTCGGATGTCGTGATCGGCGCCGGCGCGCGGTTGCGGCCCGGTGTCACCATTGGCGATGGCGCCACGATCGCGATGGCGGCCGTCGTCACCCGCGACGTTCCGGCGGGCCTCATGGCGAAAGGCTTCCCAGCGCGGGCGCAGGTCGAAGACTGGCATTCGATCTATGCGGCAGAGCCGCATGCCCGCGAATGGAAGGCGTCGATCCTGTGATCGTCGCCAGCTTCTTTGCGCCGCGTTTCGAGAAGTGGGGCTGCGACTACGATGCCCTGCTGATGATGCTGGATGCGTCGTGCCGGCGGCTCGGTCTGCGCCATGTCGTAATCAGCGACCGAAACCGTCCAGCGCCATTGGAGACAACGCGGTTCGATCTGCCGGAAAATCTGATGCTGGCGCTTTTGGACGGCCAGCGGCAGTTTCTGGCCGTAACGCCAGGGCCGGTCTTGCTCGTCGGCGCCGACTGCCTCGTGACCCGTGATCCGCGCCCGTATTTCGTGGGCGATCTCGCCGTGACGATCGGGCCGTTCTCCGATTGCCCGATGAACACAGGCACTATTTTCTGTGCGGATGGACCGACTTGCGCGCCGGTCTGGCAAGCCGCGCTCGATCGTCGCCCGCTCGAATGGGGCGATGATCAGCGGGCGCTCTATGCGGCCCTGAAGACATCGGGCCTCGATTACTGCGAGTTGCCTTGTGAGGCTCACAACTGGGCGCCGGATCATGTCGGCGACCATGCCGGTATGCCGACCGTGGTTCACTTCCGCGGTCGCCGGAAAACGTTTATGGCCGAGTGGGCGCGCCGCCACATGGGGCTGGCGGCATGAATTCGACCTTAGTCATCACGGCACCGGCCGAGAACACTCAACTCGCGACCCTTGATCGGATCAAGCAAGAGCTGGGTATCACTGGGACCGACACGGACACGTTGCTGAGCGCCAAGATCGACGAGGCGTCCTCGGATATCGCTGTGCGCGTCCGACCGTCACTGGGGCGACAAACTATTACCGAGACATTCTATCGCGACAGCCGTCCGAGCGAGCCCGAGAGATTGTTCCTGCGGCGTTGGCCCGTGGTCAGCATAGTAAGCGTGACAATCGATGGCGCTGAGACGCTGGACACCGCTCATTACCGTTTCGACCCCGAAATCGGCGTGGTCTATCGGCTGACTGAGAGCGGCTATCCGCGGCGATGGTGGTGCCGGAAAAGTATCGCGATAGAGTATGTTGCAGGATATCTGTTGCCGGCTGACGACGGCCGCGATCTTCCCGCCTCGCTTGAGGCGGCCTGCATCGATCTGGTCGCGTCCTACTGGGCTTCGCGCGGGCGCGATCCTGCGCTGCGGTCGGAATCGATCGATGGCGTTGCGAGCTTTTCATATTGGGTCGGAGCCATCGGTCAATCTGGCGATCTCCCGCCGAGCGTGATGGCGAAGATAAAACCGTTCACGGTGGGCTGATGCCGCTTCAGCGAACCCAATCCCTTTATCGGCGCACGCTGAAGGATACCGTCTATATCCGGCGGGATTCAGGGTCGGGACAGGACCAAACCTTCACCGATTACAAGGCGCGGGCAAATGTTCGGGGCGATGGCGCCGCAGTCTTAATCGGCGATATCGAGCAGTATGAATACACGGCCGTAGTGCTGGTCGAGGATCTGGTGAATGCGGGCTTGAGCCTTCCGGTCACCGAAGACGACAAGCTCCTGCTCGCGGACAAGGGCAAGGAACTGGCGATCACGTTCCCCGATGATGCGACCCGGTCGGATGAAGGCACGCTGGTCGCCTATGTGCTGAGGGCGAAGGGATAAGGATGACTGATACCGAATTTCGGCGCGAGGGCTGGCGGTCGATTGAAGCTGGCGAATTCCCACCGGCGACACGGCTCGTCGAATTTGCGCGCGAGCCGGCTGTCCGTCAGCAGTCGTCTTGGTTTGGTTGCTGGGCCGATTTGCCACCCGATTTCGTTTAAGACTGATGCCCACGGCAAGTCCTTTCACTTCCACGAGGATCAAGGCGCTCGCGGACAGGATCACCGTGGCGTCGCGGCAGCAGCTCGTCGAGACCACGAAGGAAAAGGTAGCCGCCAATCAAGCGGCAATCCGCACAGCGCTGGGGCAGGAAGCGCCGATCCATCAATATGTTGACGGTTCGCCGAACAGGCCGGTCGACGATGCACAGCTCGTCACGCTGACGGAGTTTGATCTTCTCGGTCACGTTGTCGACGCGGCGTTTCAGATGCTCATCGAGCGCTCGCCGGTTGGTCCCGACGAGGGCGGCCATTATCGGGACGATCATTGGCTGTTCGTCAATGGCCAGCGCCGTGACGCCACAACCGAGGGTGCAGTTGTCGATATCAGCCCGGCGGACGAGGTTGTGATCATCAACATGCGCAAGTACGCGAGAAAAATCGAGGGCGGCTTCCGCTTCGCCAAGGGCAATGCGGGCGGCCGGTTACTCAAAGGAACTGGATCGGAGGGTCACGAAAAGACGCGCCGGCCCGGTTTGTCGGTACAAGCACCGGATGGCGTCTATGAAATCTCCGCGAAAGACCTCCAGCGCCGGTTTGGCAACATCGCCAAGATCACATTTGGCGACCGAGGCGCGCTCGGCGCGGTCGTGAAGACGCGGGAGAACCGCTTTCCTTGTCTCGTCATCACGGCAAAGGCCGCCTGACGTGCTCGCGCCTGCGGTCGCGGCGATCAAGGCATATCTCGCTGCGGGTTTTTCGAGCTGCCCCGTACGATGGCAGAATGAGGATTTCAAACCTCCGGTCGACAACGGCAGGCCCGCGATCTATATCGAGGCCGAAATTATCGGCGGCCGGAACGCTTTGGAAGCTTTCGGCAAGCCGGGCAGCCGCCTCTTTATCCATCCCGGCCTGATCCGCTTCTATGTGCTGGCGCGGAAGGGCTCCGGCATAGAGGCCGCGCTGACCATCGCTGATGAATTGTCGCTGCTCTTTCAGAGGGCCGAATTTGGCCGCTCCGGCGATCAGTTGGTCAGAACCCAAGATTTCAGCGTGTATGACGGCGTGGCGAGCGTGGAAGACGGAAACTATTTCGTCCTGATGACGAGCGTTCCGTTCGACTTCTACTACGCCGGATAGATCACAAATCGAGCTTTTTGTTTTGCGTGCGCGGCTTTCGGTACCGGGCCGCGAATCCTTTCACCGGGAGACTCATCATGCCCTTCCAGAGCCAGAGCAACGGCTACATCGCGTACAAGGTGCAATCGGGATTGGGCTCTCAGGCCACGGGCGGTAGCGCGCGCATCCTGCGTAACGCTGGCGGCCAGGGCGGTCGCCTGACAAAGGCGACGACCCAGAGTAACGAGGTGCGCCGCGACGGAATGATGAGCCGTGGGCGCCACGGGATACAAAAGACCGGCGGAACCTATACGTCCGAACTCTCGCTCGGGCTCGCCGACGACATTCTCCAGGCGGTAATGCGCGGGACTTGGTCGAGCGCCGACATGCAGGTGACCCAAAGCGATTTCACGTCCATCACGACTGGCGCAAATACGATCGTCCTCGACAGCGGCAGCCCGATATCTTTGGGCTTTCGCGTCGGCGATGTGATCCGGCTCACCAATCACGCTTCGACAGGGAACAACAGCCGGAACCTGCGCGTGACCGCGCTCGACGCCACCACGATCACCGTTGCGGAGACCCTGACGGTAAACGCAACGCCCGACACGGCCTGCGAAATCACCAGGACCGGGCGCACGCTGATCAATCCGGCGGCGGGTTCTCTCGTCGAGCGCTATTTCACCATCGAGGAAGCCGACCTCGATATCGACGGCTCGGAGGTGTTCACCGACGCCAAATGGGGGACGCTCAAGTTCGCCATGCAGCCGAACGGCATCATCACACTCGATACGACCTGGGTCGGCACCGGGCAATTCGAGACCGTCGCAGATTCGAGCGCCCCCTTCTTTACGTCGCCGACCGAGCCGACGGGCGTTCCGCTCTCGGTTGCCAATGCGACACTGCGGGTGAACGGCGAAGATATCGTCGATCTCACCAGCTTCGACGTGACGCTCGATATCGGCGTGAATGCCCCGGAGACGTTCGGCACCGCCGCATCGCCCTATTCGCCTGACGTTTTCTCCGGGCAGATGTCCGTGGCGATCAACCTGACGGCGCTGCGACAGGACCTCCAACGCGTCCAGGATTTCGCTGACGAGACGGTTTATTCGCTCCAGATGCTCGCGGTCGAAAACGAGGCGGAGCCGAAGGATTTCGTCTCGCTGTATATCGGCAACTTCACGCTGGGCGGTGTCGACAAGTCGGCGCTCAACAAGGCCGGCGGCCCGCGCACTCAGACGATCTCGATCCCCGCCGCGCTCGTTGGTCTGGATGATCATGGCAGCGGCTTTGATCCCGTGATGGCGAGGTTCCAGGTGTCGAACGCGTCGTAAGGGCATTTTCGGCCCGATCGTCTATTCCAACCTCCCGATTGGAGAATTGTATCATGAGCAAAGATACCGCCGCCCGGAAGGCCGAGGTCTTCGACATTTCCGAGCTGCGTTCCACGGATACCGATGAATTGGCCATCGTTCATCCTGTCACCGGAAATCCGACGTCGTGGGTTTGGACGCTCGCGGGTCCGGGCCACCCGGTGACGATCGCCCAGTCGGATCGCCAGGCGCGGGAAGTCCTGCGCACCGCGCGCCAGAAAGAACAAGCGGCGGTGAACCGGAAGAAATGGATCGAGCCCGAGCGGTCGCCGGATGACGTCCGAGAGGAAAACGTCCGGTTGTTCGGCGAGCGAGTGCTCGGCTGGACGCCAGTGCGGCTCGACGGCGCCGATTACCCGTTCTCCCAGGAGAACGTGCGAAAGCTTCTGCTCGATCCGGCCTATGGGCGCGTCTACAACCAGCTCGCTCAGCACTTCGCGGCCGATGACAGTTTTACGAAGCGCTCCGCACAGGGCTGATCGAGTTCGCGGAGCATCAGTTCGGCCTATCCCGCGCCGACAAGAATGGCGTTTCCGATCGGGATCATCTTGAGGGCCTACTCAGTCGCGAGAGGAACCCCGGCAAGATCGCCAAGATCGAGGCTGATCTTGCCGGGCCGCCGTTCCCCGAGGGCGGCATCTATCTCTGGCGGTGGTTTTGCGAGTTGAATGACGCGAGGCCGGCCGGCGGCTTCGGTGTGGCAGCGATCACTTATCCCGATATCGATGCCTGGGTGAGGCTTACC